TTAAAACATAACCTTTACGAAGGATAGTAACCTTACCACCCTTTTGTACTTCATCCTTGTATTGATTGAGATGAGTACGAGTTAAATCTTTATCCACGACATCGTTAAGAAGGATACCGAGGGGGGCAGCCGATGTGGACTTGACGCAAAGATTCACGCCCTGATCCATAGCTGCACCAGTACCGGCAGTAGCACCATGACCAACTAGACAACCACGAGTGGTTGCAGCGTCATTGTAAAAAAAGCTAATGTCAGTCTGAAGTTCATATCTGTCTGATTTTAGAGCCATAATTGTTTTCTCCTTTAATCACTTGCTAAGTACGTTATTTTCGAGCCATTCAGCAACGCTTGCTCTAGTGGCTTCTAATTCATCTGTATCATTTGAAGCATCAACAAGTGTTGCTTCTGTAGTTTCGACTTCTGCCAACGCCTCTTCGGCGGCTTCTTCAGCTTCTGCTTCGTCAGCTACTTCTTCAGCTTTTGGCTTCATTCTTGCTTCTTCGTCTTCTTCTTCCTTTTTGACGCCAACCTTTTTCTTCATCTTGTTCATAGCTGCCAAGATTGTTTCGAAGGTAACGTCATCAAGATCTTCATAAGAAGCTAGAGATTCTTCAGCTTCTTCAGTTTCAAGACCTAAATCTAAAAGGGAAGCCATGCGCTTGCGCATATTTTCTTCTTTCTTCATCTTCTTAAGTTCTTCCATCTTGTCCTTCATTTCTTCTTCGCTCTTTGCGATTGATTCTTGAAGTTCGATGATGGATGCTTCTTTTTCAGCTAATGAAGCTTCTAAAGTCTTAATAGCTTCTTCTTGTTCGCCAACAGTGGCTTCAAGCTTTGCCATTGACTCTAAAGTTTCTTTTGAAGCTGCTTCGGCAATCTGAGCGAGAAGAACTTTGTTTTCTTCTTTAGCAGAGGCTAGCTCACTCTTGACATCCGCAAGCTGCTTCTCTAAAAGATTAATATCTGACATTTCATTTTCTCCTTTAGGAAAAGTAGTAATTGTTGAGTTAGAACTTAGAGAGAAAGCTCTGCTAGAATCAAGAATAACACTTCTTGGGTTCGCTGGCTTAGATACAAGACCCTTGCCAGAGAAAGAAATATCTCTTAATGATCTACCAATTTTGTAGCCTTCGTATTCTCCAGTACCACCATAGGCTCGTAAATGTTTAGTTAAAAATGCAGAACCCTCATTACGTTCAAGAAGTTTTGCATTACCATCTTCGTCTAATAAAGCATAGTCAAAGCCAGCAAATAAACATTCCATAGAAACAAACCATTTGCCTTCTTCAATTTCGGCAATAATTTGATTCATACGCTGTCTGTTTTCTGGATCTGTCCAGCTGTTATACAACACAGCCTCGGTGATAATATCAAAATCATCCGGCTGAGTATCGTCTGTTATGCGGTTTCCATTTTTGTCAACCACATAGCTTCCAGTTATATGCCCAATGATATCGTTTTCATTGTGCATAAAATTGAATTGCTTGTCTTCTGGTGTATTTCTAGCAGCCCAAGTCATTGACGAATTAAATACATCGTCATTTTTGTTCCAGCCAGTAGAAACTAAAACAGAAGTAATGTAGTAGAGGTCTATTTGCTCTGGGTTTGCGCTAGCAGCTTTAATCTTTTTTGCAAATGCAACAGAAGAGTCTTCATTATTTTCAGAAAGATTTGCAGGCATACAGTAAGCTAGACTGGCCTGTGATTGCACAAGGTCAGCTACCCCGTCTTGAATTTCTTGTTTAAATATATGCATATGTACCTCTATGGAAAAGTATACACGAAAAATAGAATATTATGAAGCGTTTGGATGAAACAGTTCTACGAAATAGGCAACTACATTTTTTCTATATAGATCTATCGTCATATTTTCTAAAGAAATTTCTTGCGACATGAGGGTTTCCAAGAAATGTCTGGGTGATTTTTTATTAGCTTTTAGTACTGAAACTACGTCTAATTCATCGAAATTAGACATGATATTTAGATTCGTCAAGACATCAAGTTTTATTGACTCTATTTCTAATACTTGAGCTTTTGTAAGTTTTCGTAAATTCTGTATATTATTAGAATTTAAGTAAGCTTTATTGATAATATCGGAAACCTTTATGAAAGCTCCCTCTGCCCACACGAGCATCTCTGCAACTCCGGGTTTACTCTTGGGAGTTTCCGTCCTTTGTTTTCTGGGTCCATTATCTTTAGTATTTGGTGGCCGACCATTACTTTTAATGTCAAGGTTGGTATTAGGTTTAGGAGTACTCTTTTGCTTCTCTTTTTCCTGCTTAAGATTAATCTGGCCCTGCTTGTCCATTTTTTCCAAATCTTGCTGGTGGTTTGGATTGTGGTAAGGGCTAGCCTTAGGTGGTCCAGACGTTTCACGCCTAGACATTTCTCTCTTGAGTCTAATGTTTTCTATCTGTGGGATTTCTTTAAATCTTTCTAGTAATGTTTCTTGACTAATTATATCTCGATCAGCCAGCTGTATTAGTAGATTCTTTTCAGCAGCTTCATCGGATAGAGTCATTTGGTCAAATTGTATATGCGCTCTATATCTAAAACCCATAGCTTTTCTTACTATTTCTAGCTCTTTTTCCCAAAACTTAACCAACTGATCACGACCGTACTGTAATCTTTCCAGTAGTGTTTTTAGGGATATGAAGTTATTTGTAAACCCACCGCCGTTATTAGCCATTCCGGTTAAAGTGGGTGGAACTCCAAGTCCAGCGTATATACTGTTCAGCACAGAGGTATACTTCTCAGAGCCTAAGAATTTATATACTTCGCTATTAGATTCTGTAAATGAAAGCTCTGGACCCCAAACTAGCTCCATTGTGCCTCCACCAACATTGCTTGCAAGAATATCACGAAGTTTATTTATTGCAGCCTTATTGGGTAAAATCTTATGATCTAGATTGCCAAGCGTCCAGAGACGGATATTGGAAATTGCTCCATCTAAAGCAGACATATCGGCTAAACGCATCTTTTCAAGCATTACAATATCGTCAAGGATTGCATAAATCATTGGATTGGCCCACTGACGCCAATCGTCTTTTTTATAATAGTGAACGCTCAGTCTTTCTGGATCAAGTGGTATTTCCTTTTCTCCTCTTATTAGGCTTTGCTTGATGGCGGGTGGTAACGTTTCTAAAACGTGGTTTGGTATTTCTCCTGCTTTAAACTTATCAAAGAAGGAGTTTGTTGTAATTGTATAATTCTGTAATCCCATGAATAAAGAAAGATTTCCGTCTTTCATCTTGACCGTTAGTGGGCTAAAGAAATTGTATCTCCAAGGTATTTGATTTGCTGGAGCTTCAGGTACTTCAACTTTAATATCATTAGCCAAAGCCTTCATGTAATCCTTCAATTTAGGGGTAATATTGGCATAACTTCTGTATATAATCACATTGCCAGTCTTGTATAAGTTATTAAGAAAACGTTCAGACCTTTCTTTCCCATTAACACTCCTAAACCATTGCTGGTAAAACTTTTCAACAGTCTTGTCTCTATGGACAATCTGAATGCCCTGACTTCCAAAGTCGCCCATTAAATCAATAATATTACGAATAATACCAACTTTATCGTAAGCATCCATGCACATCTTTATAATGCGGCGTTGCTGTTGAGGCACGGCTTCATCTGGACGAAAAGCGTAGTAGTCTCTGGAAGTAAATCCCGGCTTTACAGACCTATTTGGTTCAATGTCTAGGAAATGTCTATAGTGATTTCCTTGTGTTTTACTAAGTCCAGTATATGAGCTTACATTTTCTGAAAACTTAGAGAAGGCGCTTGCTCTTCCGGCGTCATCTCCATCCTTCCAAGTTATCATTTCGTCGTTATTCATAATGATTTAGCCTTAATTGAAATGTTAATGCGATTGACAAAAATTAATACACATCTTTCATGTAATCAGAAAACCAGCTTGGGGCAGTGTATAAATTTTCTTTAGGTTTTTCTTTAAAACCACCAGTAGCAAAACCTCCGTAAAATTCATAATCAGCTTGCTCTGGAGTTCTTTGCAAGACTCTTGAAGCCATATTTGCCATCAATAGTGCAGAATATCTATCTTTTCTCATCTTGCTTTTCTTGCCAGTTCCAACAACGACCTCTGGGGTATCCCACCTGTCTCTACCGGCATTAGTCTGTGTCATCTGTATCATAGATAGTTCATCTTTTAGCTCTTCTATATCTAAGATGCACTCTTCTAGAGTGTCAAACATTCTTCCCTTAGTGTCGTCCTCATGCTCAGATATGGATAGTGTTAACGAGTCGAACGAAGGAAATAATAGAGCCTTATCCTCAAAGTCTTTTCTCATGCCATGATTAGCTTCAGCTAGCCAATCGTATTTAGCAAATTGACACATTTCAAGGATATGCAGCCCTCTTTCGTCATCCGTGTCCTTTGGCTTGTCATCGTCTATCGTTGGCCAGATAGGAACTTCTCCTTCTTGTATTTTATCGTTGTCATGTAATGATTCCATAACTGCTACACCGCCACCTTGAGCGTCCATAGCAATGTGTATGCATGGGAATAGTTTCATAAGGTCGCGTATTTTCCTAGCACAATAAGCATAGAAATCTGCTTCAGTTGAATATCCACGCTTAACTTTTTCTTTGTGTTCAGATCTAGTGGTGGTCCAGCAGTGAACAATTCTTCTGTGACTTGGATGAATTTCTAAAACAACTATGCTGAAATTATCAACTTCAGATGCGGGGTCAACTCCAAATATATACTTTCTGTCTTTATTGCCAAGTAGAACCGCCTCAAAATTAATTGGGTTGTTGTTTGTGTCTTTTATTAATCCTTCTTCCGAAACAACGCAAGACTCAATAAGAGATCTCTTGAAAAATCCCTGACTATCTCTAGTAAAACAAGCTCCATATTCCATCTGATAAATACCAGTATGGACGGTAGCCTTAGATCTTGCAACTTGATCTGCATCCATAAAGCCTTTAGGTAAAAGCTCATAAGGCATACGTATAATAGAATATTGAGTCCAATCAAAATTTTCTGGAGGGTCTTCTCCAAATATTTCTCTTAGTCTGTGCTTGTCGCCTTGGCTTTTAATGATAGACTTCCATTTTTTCCAATAAGTTGCGAAATGGTTAAAATCATAGTATGCTGTTCCAGATAAGATTATTTGATTATCTTTCTTTACTTCTTTTTCTTCAACCTCTAGAGTAACTCCAAGCTCTTCTGCTTTTTTCTGTGCAGCTAAACGTTTTACATTTTCTACGGGGTCTGCGCTAACGGCTGCAAAACCAGCAACAACGTTTTCAAAAATCTCTCTAGGTATAGAGGCAAATTCGTCGGCAATAATATCATTTGCTCGTTGACCTCTAATTTTCTGTCCGTCACCAAGGGGCAGACAAGTCACTGTGCTATCGTTCAATCTAAGCGTACACCTGTCTGTATCTCTGCGTGGGCCGCTGTCTCCGTCACAAATGTCTCTTAACATCGGAGAATTGCGCCATATCGTCTCCATGTACTCGAAAAGAACTTTAGACTGTCTAAATGCAGCACCTACAACAACTACCTTTCTCCTAGGCAATATAAGCGCCCTGAGTACAGCATAAAGAGATAGCATGAAAGATTTACCGAAACCTCGACTAGCGATAAGCATTGGGAATTTTCTATTCCATATTTCTTTTAAGAATAGCGATTGAGATGGCAATAGCTGTATGTTCAGTATATGCTGAGTTATGAACGAAAGATACTCTGGCCTAGTCATTAGCCAAGCTAACTTTAAGTTAAAGTCATCATCTGTAGCTCTAAGCACAGACATAGGATTAAATAGATCGGCTTCTAAAGAATCTATTCCAAGCCAAGCTTCGTCAATTGTTTTTAGTTTATGTTTTGCCATGAATCTATAACTTTGTCAGCGAATCCGTAATAAACTGCGTCTTCCGAATTAACATACCAGTCTCCAGACTTAAGTTTGGTATTTAGGTAATTCTTAACTTTAGTGGTAGACCCTCTTCCATATTTTTCTACGAAGTATTGACCATTAACACACTGGGAAGCGTAAATGTCTAGCATTATGTCGCATATGTATTTTTCATACTTAATCCAGTTCTGCACATTTAGATAGTGACCACCAACAGCACTACTTCCATAATGAGACATGAAGTATGTATTTGGAGTTATTAGTCTAGAATCCGCAGCTTGAAATATAATACTACTCATTGACTCTGCCTGACCATAAGCAATCATCGTGATGTGACATTTAGACATCGTGATAGCGTCGTAAATTGCCATGCCGTCAGACCATTCACCGCCAACGCTCTGCATATGAATAATTATTGGCTTGTCTGATTTTAATTCTAGCGCACGAAGATTTTTAAGGAAAGTGTTTGACATTTTGTACTCTACCCCCGGATTTTCGTCGTCGCCAGAAGTATAGTAATTATGTAAGAAAATTTCCCTTGTGTCTAGGTTAGCACCATAATTGTGCAAATCATATAGGAGATCTTTATCATTGTTGTTCATCTTATGTCTTTCTCCCGATAGTATACATTTCGTTAATCCGCTTGAAAATGCTGCTAACAGCAAGGAATGCTGTATATTTGTCTCCGCAGAAGAGTACGTGTACGTCATTGTATAACTCAAATTCTATTAGGCATTTTA